CCATACCTGTATCGTTAGCTGCCGTCAGTCTTGCAGCTTGATACATTTCCTGCTTAATGTCTTTAGGTAACTGAGCCAGTGTAATTGCTCTACCTTCTTGATCAAACGCTGCCATATCGATAGCGTAGTTCTTATCACGACCACTACCGTGATTTGCTGAGTGATCGTTACCACCTCCGCCATTAGCGATACGTGGAGCATAACCGTACTTACGTAATACCTTTGCGGCAGCATCAGCAGCAATAAGAGTTTCACGACTGACCTTATCTGTGTCCCAATCAAGAATGCCAGTAGACATGGTACGATTGTTACGATCATGATCCAGATTCTGACCAAACACAGGGTCAATTTCATTCCAGATAGGACTATCTCTGCCCACATCTTCGGAATAGTTCTGACGAAGATTGTTATAACGTTCAGTCAGTGAGTTTTCAGGAATGATATTTGTGGATGATACAGGTTGCTGTGATGCAGTCTCACCGACAGCAGCAGGTGTTTCTTTAGACATTCTATTGATTTCATCAATATTGCCTACAGTGTTTAAGTTTTCATAGAACTGAGTTGCATCAGCTCCTGAAAGTGTTGCAGCATATTCAGCAACTTTTGGATCTAGACCTTCTACTGATCCAATTGTTTCTGGTGTAATACGTGCTGTAGGTTCAGGTCCTGTTGTAGTGCCGTCTGTAATAAGATCAGTGGGTGCTGCATCTGTCCCATCTTGAATGTGAGTGTTTTCTGTAGGATCAGCAGTGTCATATGCTTCTAGAGCCTGCTGTGCATATCTATTTCGCGCATCATAGTGTTTTGCATCATCTGCGGCTTTTTCAAACGTTTGCTCAAACACTTTAGTTGCCTGCTCTGTATCGGTAGTGTTTCTGACAGCTTCTAACGCGCTTTTATGTGTGGTAAGTAATTCTTGCTTCAGAAAGCCATAATTAGCTTCTGGATCAGTTGCTTCTAAACCATTATCTACGAGATACTTTTCAAATGCAACGCGACGAACACCAGTCCATTGTGCCCATCCTAAACCACCGCGACCTGCACGAGGTTTAAGTTCTTGAATGCCTGCTTGAAGACCAGCAGACTCATGTCCTAAATTTCCAACAATACCTGCTGCCTGTTCGCGTGTTACTCCAAAATCAGACATTAATCGACGCATGATACCTGGAGCTTGGGTCGAGAATGAACCAGGCACCATAGGATTACGCTTTACATTAGCAGCTTGAGCAATACGTTGAGCAAGTGTTAATGGTACAGGCTCAGCTGGTGCTACATTGTTTCGTTTACCACTACCACCTGATCCACCACCCATATTAGTGCCACCAGATACAGCACTCGACATACCTGCAATTGTTGGTACTGTTTCCTGATAATACTTTGGAAATAATCGCGCAATTTCAGTAGGTGACATATTACCAAATATGCTATTTCCAAGAGGAGAGCCAGCTAGTGTAACTCTCTCTTGGATTGGAATAGAACGGAGCTGTGAAAAGTCCACAGTTAGGTTTTGAAATTTATTGTTCATCTATTCGATCTTCTTCTAGCGGTTGCTGCTGCGGCTTGATCACGGGATTTCTCGTTTTGCTCTTTAATGTGTTCCTTAAGCATATCGATATACAAATATCTTTCCCAAGGTATCATACTCTCTAAGTCTTGTAGCGAGTATTTGTGGTGTTGCATTAACGCGAAATTCGTCTTGTAAAAATTACCAAGATTATTGTAACCAAGCATTAGCGAAAAAAACTTGTAAAGTCTTTATATTCGATATGGTGTTTCGTGCCACATTTAGGACATTCATGATCTGCAACCACAACGAATGAGGGTAATGTATTAATAAATGCATCCAATTTCTTGAATTGTTCTTCTGTCATATCCTCAATAAATGCCTCAAACTCTTCTTTACTGTAGTCTTTCGGCGTATACATCTGTTCACCGTCAAAAAGTCTCTCGATGCAGGCACAGATAATCTTGATTTTCTTACTCAGATTATCCTCTTTTGTTGCCAACATCTTCATAATATCATATGACGGGTATTTCATTTTGACCGTCATTTTACTGGTCAACTGAACATCCATATTATCTTTGAGATTCTTGACTTCAACCTTAGCAATATCGATCTTTACTGGGAAAACAAATCCACACTTTGTTTTGTCTTCCTGTATCGTATTGCAAATGAAATTAACCTCAATTGTCTCACCTACAGACTTAGCTCGCAGTGCAATAAACAGGTAGTCTATATCAAAAAATGACAGTTTGTTAATGTTCGTCTTATCTAATATACAGTTGTTTATGATCTGCTTTGTCGTGTCGATTATCTGTTGATCTTCTTCAGAGGCTAATGCCATAAGTAATAGCTTCTCTTCTTTCACAACAAATGGTCTAACTTTCACTTTCTTGCCTGTAGATGGTATAGTCAATACATAGATTGGCACATCTATCTTTGGTAATGCCATAATAAATTCACTCCTTTAAAATATGATTTTAGACGGTAGTCCTGTAACGACATCTGCTCCTTCAATGAAGTCTTTTTGACTCTTAAGACCTGTAGCTTGTTTATCTAGCTTTGGTCGTGTCCATTTAGTATATGTAAATGATACCGTAATACGTTGAAAATTATCATCAGCCCATGTTACTTGCTGAGGGTTCACGACGATAGGATAAGCATCCTGAAGCGTCCATTGATATGTGGCTTTAGGTACAAGATCTGGAGAATTAGCAACAGGTGCGTCTGCCATCTGGTAAATATGAATCTGTGCGGTATACGTGTCACGATAATTGAAATTCCACAAATGTGTAGGATTAATTAATTCCATCCAATCATCAAAGAATTGACGTTCTTTGGATTCCGTACGACAAATAAATGTCATAGAGGTATCTTCATACTGTGACTGGAATGGTATCTTGAAATTAGGGCCATAATAGCGTCCGTCTAGATTAACGAAGCCTCTACCAGGCATTTCAGCGGCTTCACACAAATAGGACAAATCGCGAAATTGTCCAATTGTTCTCATGTTTGCTGCTTTATCAATTAGATATTGACCTTGAGGGACAATCTTGACCACAAATCGACATGATTTAATTGGCCCACCCTGTGCTGAGACAATACCATAAAAGTCTGTCATAGTAAGCTGTCGTGGTGGATTTGTAATATTGTTTTTTGGTATGTTGGACATTTACTCTTACTTCTTTGTGACGAATAATTCGATTGGTAGTGCTGCTGCACGATCCCATTCTGTAGCAGGTATTTCGATAAATCGACTGCGGATATGGGAAAATAGGTATCGCTTGATTAAAGGTCGCGATTCAGAAGATATATATTTGGTAGAAGAAATCAAATCATACGACAAACGTAACCGTGATTTCTCTGTTAGATTTGTAGCTGTGGCATAACGCTCTAATTTCCCAAGAAATACTGCACGTTCGATTTGTGAAAGATAGTGAATATTAAGACCTAGAAAGCCATCTGAATATCTCTCAATAGGGAAAACGAGAGGATATACGTCATATACAGGCAGTTTGTCTTTATGCTTAGGATCATACTTAAATAGAAACATTTTGCCAATTACGGCACTGCCACGTTGACTTTCTTCGGCTTTAAGAAGGGTCGCGCGCATGGTTGCAGCACTACGGATACGACCTTGAAACCAGTCGAGTGCTTGTTTTGCGTCTTTAATTGTTGAATTTTTCTTTACAGCCATATTGTTATTTATGACGATTTCTCTTGACAACCACTTGACAACAGTGTATTATGGCTATGCCGTCGATGATATGAATAATACTACTTAATTCCTAATTCTCTCTCAGTAATTAGCTTAAACTCCCATCCTCTATCAAGACAATATTCGTTAGCTGCTGACCATTTAGCTTGATTCTTGCCCCATGTCATTACCTCAGTAAGATACTTTCGAGTAGCTTTCTTCTGCTTTCTAGGCTCTCTAGTTTCTTTCATAGGCTTCACTTCCAACAGCATTGTTTTAGTATTACCATCTGGTAATCTCGCTTTAATGAGAAAGTCAGGGAAATACCTGTGTCTACGATTATCTGTTGGACATATATATGGTATTGCTAGTTCCTCACTGCTCCATTCAACGATATTGGGATTATCATCGAAGTATTTCATAGCCTTTAATTCCCAAAGCGATCTATAAATAATATTAGTAGGATCACCCCTATACTTCTGATAGTTTTTGGGTTGAAAGCGTCCTTTGTATGCCATAATTAATTCCATTTTTGTGCATAAATATATATGAAAACCACAGGAATAAACATCACATGACCGATAGCTACTACGACGAGATTACAAGTTCAATTTCAGACGGTCTGGATTGGGCAGGTAATAAGCTTTATGAAGCTTGGGATATAGCTGCTGATGGTGCATTGCCTGATGATAATACACTCTCACAAAAACAATATGGTTTCAATTATAAGACATTCCCTTCTGATTTAGGTATGTCTTATAATGGCCATTATATGGTAATTAATATCAACGTGCCTGTCACACTCACAACAGGTCGTGGTGGTTCTACACAGATTGCGACCGATTTACCAGGTAATGCCACGCTATTACCTGATGAGCTTTCTAAGGTTGACGTTCTACGATTTGGTAGTAAATTGGGTGGTTGGAATGTCTCTCAGACTGATTCGATTACCTCACGTAGAACCCGCAGAATTAAAGAGAGTATTGCCCTATATATGCCTGGCACACAGCTGGTATTTAATGGAATGAACGCCTACGAAGAAATCTCCATGACAGCACTTAGTGGACAATTAGCCACTGGTATTATTTCAAAGGGTGTTGAATTCTTTGCCAGTTATGTGGGTGGTAGAACACTAGTGGGACAAGCACTAAAAGAAGTATTGCCTTCTGCTGCTGATTTAGGTGCTGCTGCTGGTGGTGCCTCAGACACTATT